GAATTTACACCAATCTTCATAACAAAAATTGAAAACTAATATACGATGAAAGAACTATTAATTGAAATGTTGAGGACACAATTAGAAGCTCAACGAAGCAAGGCTTTATTAACATTACATTTATTATCACATCATTCAGTTGGAATTGGTGACCATTCAACTGGTGACTTTTACAAAAATGCTGATGAAGCATTAACTATGTTATCAGAAGCCGATGATAAATTGGGAACGTTAACAAGATATACCCTTAATAGGTATGACGTGAAGCAAAACATTAACATAGAGGAAAATAAATAATATGAATTTTAACTTTTACGAAGAATTTACAGAATATGCCATAAAACATATGGGTATTAGTAGTTTACAGATGCATTATTGGGAACAATTGCAAAATGAACTTTATAATAAACCCCAAGTTTTTAATTCTATAACTCCAATGGTCTTGGAAGAAAGAGAAGTTAGGGCAACTCTAATGTCTGTATTCGATAGGATGATGATGGACCGTATTATTTGGTTGGCTGGACCAGTAAATGATAGAATGAGTACCGTTGTCCAAGCACAATTAATGTTCTTGGATAATTTAGAAAATAAAGATGTTACAATGCATATTGATTCTCCAGGCGGTTCGGTAAAGTCTGGCCTATCAATCGTGGACGTAATGGATTACGTTGCTTCAGATATCGTTACAATCAATACTGGTATGGCTGCTAGTATGGGTAGTATCTTGTTAGGTGCTGGAACCAAGGGTAAACGTTATAGTCTTAGATATAGTAAGGTTATGTTGCACCAAGTATCTTCAGGTGCGTCTGGTAATATTCAAGATATAAGGGTTTCAATGGCCGAAAGTGAAAAATATAATAATATATTATTTGATATGCTTGGTAGTTATTGCGATAAAGAACCTGAACAAGTAAAGCTAGATGCAACACGTGATTTATGGATGAATGCCGAAGAAGCAAAAGCCTATGGTATTATTGATAATATAATAACTAAGAAAAAACAAAAATTAAAATAATGGACGAAAGAGGTATTAATCCCAGTGAAGTACTTAGGTCAGTTTCTGTTAGAAATGATGTACCAAATAATACTAGACAGTATGAGTCACCAGACGAAATTGTAGATGAATCTGTAGATGGAGAAGGGTATCCAGATAATAGAGCTAAACCTCTGCGCCCTATAGAAATAGAGCCAATTAGTTCTGGGTTCCTTGTTAGGGTTGGTTGTCAACGTATTGCAATTGAAACTCCAGATAAACTAATCTATATGCTAACTAAATACTTAACGGACCCAACTAAGTTTGAGACTGAATGGTATTCTAAGGATGTTATCAATAGGTTAGATAATATTAAATAATTTATATTATTAATTTAATTAATGCCAGACATATATTTATTTATATAGTCTGGCATTATGTTTATAGATATAGTCAAACATTTGGTGTTTATCATAACACTCTTCATAATAGGGTTAACGATACCTATTGAATCAAATGCCAATCATCTAATAACTGCTGATATTGGTTATAAATACGTAAACGATACAACTTATGAAATAACAATTAGGGTTTATCTTGAGTGTGATAGCTCACTTGTTTCAGTCGGATTTAATGTTTATAACTACGATTCATTATTAAAAAATGATATATTAATACAGTTGTTCCAAGGTGTTATTGATTCACCATCAATTAGGGATATCTCAAATAATTGCGATGGTTGTTTAAATCCAAGTCAAGATGTAATTTCAATACTTGAATATACATTTAAAAAAGAATTTATCTTTCCTCGTGGAAAATGGTTAATTAAATACAATACAAGTGGTAGGTATGAATTTAATAACTTAGATTATGGTACAAGACCCTCACAAGTGGGTTTTAATACTGAAATACTTTTAGATAATACAAAGGGTTCTATTAATGATAGCCCATTATGGTATGATTTACCAATAATTTATATTTGTCCAGATAATCCAACTATTTTTAACTTTAGGACTAGTGATAATGATAGCATAGTAATTACACCGACATTTACAACAGAAGGATTATATAATATTATTATACCCTTTAGTAATGGATTAAATATTTCTAATCCAGTTAATTATCGAGATTATCAATTTATGGGTAATGGTTTTAGTTTTATCGCTGAAAATCAAGCTAATATATTAACGTTCATTATAGATGAATATCGTAATGATATTCTTATATCAACAGGCTTAAGGGATATCGCTATTATACCATATCCCTGTGATGAGGATTCAATACCAGATATATATCTACAAACTGAGTCATTTTCAAGCTGTTTAAGCGATAGTATCTTGATATTGATACTTGGTATCCCAGATTCAGCTTTAATTGAATACTATGGCCCTAATGAGCTTAATTTGACCATAGATGATGGTGTATTAACATATAAGGGTATAAACCAGAATACCAATATAGAAATAGCCTTTAAATTAACATCATTAAGTTGCCCATTTAACTATACCAACTATTTTAATTTTGAGATTCAAGTAGATACCTTAGGTTGCCTAGTTAATGGACTTGATTCCATTAAAAAAGAACCAATATTATTACACGTAGATACACTCATATACAACATGTTAGGTCAATATATTGGTAACAACGAACTTGAGTTCGTGTCTGGTGGTTTATATATTTATCGATTAGTTAGATACTATCAAGATGGGTTGGTTGAAGAAAAGTTTTATAAAAAGATGAAAATAAAATGAAAAAGACTTGCATAGTTAGAAATAATGTCGTACCTTTGTAACAGATAAATAATAAAGGCGTTTTTTAATTACTACGCTATTTATTAATAGTTCTTTAATTTATGGGGCAATACAGGTATTGATTGGGTATAGTCGTAATTGACAGGCATGTAGTGCTAAATTGGAAGCACTTTAATAACTCTATTGAACAATTGAATTGACAACGATTTTATCGTTTCCGAAAATTTCCTTGACGTGGCTGCTTGCAGTTTCGCAGGAGAGCTTGCTGTAGCCTAATACACGCTAATAGTGGTATCCCACTTCATTATGGTATGTCCCATAACATAATGGTAGTCCATTTGATTTTGGTCGAAAATCATTAAAAATCGAAATATTTTGAAGAGTTAGAAAACTCTATTCTAAACATGTAGAATGTTTTTGAAGAGTGCTCAAGACAAGGGTTCGATTCCCTTTTGCTCCACATTTGACTTTTTTATTTTTTATCGTATATTTATACATATGATAAAAGAAAAAGCAAACATACATTACTTATATAAAACAACTTGTTTAATTACAGGTAGATATTATATAGGAATGCACTCTACCAGTAATCTAGAAGACGGTTATATGGGTAGTGGGAAGAGATTAAGATTTTCAATTAGATATCACGGTAAAGATAACCATGCTAAAGAAATATTAGAGTTCTTTGATAATCGAGAATTATTGATTGAAGCCGAGATTAAGGCTATTACACCAGAAATGATAAGTGATAGAAACTGTATGAACCTAAAAGAAGGTGGTTACGGTGGTGGTTTTTGGTCTGACGAACACATGATGAAATGTTCAAGAGCTGGTAACAAAGCCTTTAAAGAAAAATTAGCTACTGATAAAGCCTTTAGAGAGGCTAAATCAATTAAAAGTAGTGAAAACACTAAAAAAGGAATGGCTGAAGGTAAGATTAAACCTATTGACTATAGTTGGTTAGGTAAGAAGCATTCTGATGAATCTAAGATAAAAATGTCTGAGTCATCAAAAGGTGCTGGAACTAGCGAAGATAATTCACAATATGGTACTTGTTGGGTAACCAAGGAAGGATTAAATAAAAAGATAAAAAAAGATGATTTAGGTATATACCTAAATGAAGGTTGGGTTAAGGGAAGATTCACTGAGATAAAAGGTGAGTTGGTTAATAATTCAAAATTAACTAATAACGATGTTATTGAAATAAAAAAGTTATTAGATAAAAATGAGTTATCGCAGGGCAAGATTGCTAAGTTATATAATGTTCGTCAAGAAACAATAGGTAAAATAAAAAGAAAACTTATTTGGAAATAAAGACTTTTGTACCTTGTCGTAATTGATTCTTATCCAAAGATTAACCTATCGGATGGGAAATAAAAACCCAAATAAAAAACGCTTTATTTGGGTATTTAATTACGATTACTTACTCGGCCTTGGGGCTGGTGTTGGTGGTGTGATAGGTCTAGTAACAGTTGTTGTTTTTGGCTTACCACATCCGCATCCGTTAGTTGTTTGCATGTTCTTTGAATTTTAGTTTAATGTTATAGTAATAAATACTTGATTTTATAAAATTATACCCTATAATTGGGTATGTTTAAATCCAAGTATACGATAACGTTAATTAATAGTAAATGGGAAGTCATAGAACGAAATGTAAATATTTCTATTCTACCAAGAAGTAATGAGTATTTGTTCCATAACAAGCAGTATTACGAAGTAATAAACGTAGTACATATGCTTAATAAGGTACAAGATATATTTGTAATTATCGAGCCATTAAGTGTTAATTTTAGCTTAAATGTTGGTGAAATAAAAATAATTGAAAAATAATTTGAAATTTACTTGACAAATACAAAAATAGTTAGTATCTTTGTATTACTTAAACCAAAAAGGTGAGTTCAGCAAACGAACAAAAAACTATACAGACAAGAGTTGTGAATCTCTGAGTATTAATTTAAGCCTTAGGACTTAAATAGTATTACAAAAAATCACTACGGTTTGGTTCCGTATAAAGTAAACACCCACGGTGGTAATCGTGTAATAAAATATGGCTAAGTCTACGAGGACTTAACAATAAACTCGAACAGTCATCTTGGGAGTTTAATGATGGTGTCGATTAAGTAAGTCATATCCTATCTTGGGGTATATAGAGGCTCATACCCTCTCACCGTCACATATTGCGCTTCAGAGAAATGGTAACTCGCTAGGCTCATAACCTAGAGATAGTAGGTTCGATTCCTACAGGCGCTACTCTTGACTTTTTTGTACTTTGTCGTATATTTATTGTAAAATAGATATATGGCAAGGAAAAAAGCAGACATTCATTACTTATATAAAACAACTTGTTTAATCACAGGTAGGTGGTATATAGGAATGCACTCCACAAATAATCTAGAAGATGGTTATATGGGTAGTGGAAATAGATTAAGAAGAAGTATACGTAAGTATGGTATTAATAATCACAAAAAAGAAATCATCAAGTTCTTTGAGACTAGAGAGTTATTAATTGAGGCTGAGAAGAAAGCTATTACACCAGAAATGATTATAGATAATAACTGTATGAATTTAAAAGGTGGTGGAGAAGGCGGTTTTTCAAATGAAAAACATAAAGAAAATTTTTTAACATATGGTGTTAAAAATGGAAGATTAGCTTGCGATAAAAAATTAAAAGAAAAACACGGTGATAATTTTTTAAGTGTTATTTCTAAAATTTTTTGGTCAAAATTAAAAAATGATTCTGACCTTATGAATGACTTTATAGTTAAAGTTAAACAAGGGCAAATAAAATCTGGATTTGAAAATGGTTGTTTCTTTGGTAAAAAACATTCCGATGAAACAAAAATAAAAATGAGTGAGTCATCAAAAGGTACTGGAACTGGTGAAACAAATAGCCAATACGGTACATGTTGGATAACCAAGGATGGTAGTAACAAAAAGATTAAAAAAGAAGACCTTGAAACCTTCGTTAATGAAGGTTGGGTTAAAGGTAGGGTATAAACTTAAAATCAGGAGTGAGGAGGGGTGAGAACCCCTTCTCCACTACCATGGGCTGGCTTACACAGGTAAAGTCAAAAATAATGAGCAATCATCCCACCTGTAAATACGAGTGTAGCTTAAATTTAAAGCACCAGCGGTAAGCTGGGGACTAATGGTTCAAATCCATTCTCTTGTACTAATTTCGTATGTGGAATCAACTTAGAATCAGTTTATGGTCTGATTGTAGGGATGGTAGGGCTTTAGCGAGTC